CGCACAGATAGCAGAAGTTCTTGGTATATCACGCGAGCGAGTACGTCAGATAGAGGCAACTGCATTGAGAAAGCTGCGTCGTTCTGGTAAGTTAAAGGAGTTCCTGTGCCTTCTTGATATAGAGGTGCAGGAATACTATGGTGAAGAGAAGAGGAGAGTTAAACATGGCGAATGGTAACGAACAAAGACTTGAGGTAGTAGAAAAGTATTCATTCAATGACTTAGAACACCTAAGAAAGTTTACTGAATGTTTGTCTGGTGCTAAGTTCATGGTGCGTAAACACACTGACTACGTGGACGATGACGGTGACATCGTAGATGAAGCTGATGCGGTTGAGTCGTACACATCTGTTGGTGTGTTGTACACAGATGGCGATAGCGGTGTCATGGAGTTTGGTTTCTCTGAGATATACGAAGACCAAGGATATCAGATCAAGTTAATAGATTGTCAGTGGTGTGACATAACACCAGAATATATGCTTGCTATTAACGAAGTGTTCCTGCACCCTGATCTGTATGAACACGGTGAGGTAGAGGTGTTTGAATCTCCTTGTTGTACTACCTCATGGGACAGTGACGAGTTGAATGAGCGTATACTTAATGCGAAAAAAGACCGAGAAAACAGGGTTGCACTTCAACACTGAGTGTGGTAAAATAATCTATATAGATAACTAAGTATTAATATTATTAATAATACTATTACTATTACTAATACATAGGAACTACATATGACTAAAAAAGAAATGATTGAAGAGTTAGTTGAGTACGAGTTTAACAACGTGACTTTCGTTGAGGTGGGGCAGATATACATCAAGTTGCAACGTGAATTTCTTGATGCTACTCTCACTGAAGATGAAGTGATGTCTAAGTACAATGAAGTGTTCGGAGATGCGGAGGTAGTACACTGATGGCATTTGTTAAGTTACACCAGCAATGTGATGACTGTGGTTCTAGTGATGCACTGTCATACAACGAGGACGGATCTAGTTACTGCTTTGCCTGTGCTAAGTTCACCCCGTCAGAAGCCACAGGAGGCTCTGTGAGCAACATTAAGGAGAGAGTAGTACCAGCATCAGGGTTCGACAAAGCGGCCTTCACAGAGCCATACAGAGGCTATCAGGACAGGGGTCTGACAGCTACCACAATGGCGGCGTACTCAGCACAGCAGAAGGCGGGTAACATTCTGTTTGGATATCATGATCCTGTTGGTGAGCTAGTGGCGGTGAAGACTAGGTATCCAGACAAGCAGTTCAAGATCAGTGGGGACTGGAAGAAGGCTGGGTTGTATGGTCAGCATCTGTTCCCTAGTGGTGGTCAGTACATAACCGTAGTGGAGGGAGAGTTCGATGCACTGGCATCCTATCAAATGTTTGGAGGCAAGTACCCTGTTGTTTCTATTCGTAATGGTGCTCAAGGTGCTGCTGCTGATTGCCGAAGGGCTTACGAGTTCCTCGACCAGTATGATCACATTATCTTTTGCTTTGATAATGACGAACATGGACGTTCTGCCGCTTTAGAGTGTGCTGATATCTTTGGTGGTAAGTCTAGGATCTACCATCATGGTGAACACAAGGATGCGTGTGACTACCTGATGAATGGTGACAAGGAGGAGTTTGTCAAGCGGTGGTGGGCGGCTAAGACCTATACACCTGATGGTATGGTGATGCTGGGTTCTCTGCGTGAGTCGCTGAAGAAACCATTGGAGGAGGCAGAGGTACGCTACCCATACAAGGGACTAGATGACATGACGTTTGGTATCAGACCGACTGAGCTAGTCACCATCTGTGCTGGCTCTGGTCTTGGTAAGTCTACGTTCATGCGTGAGCTAGTGTTCTCCATCTTATCTCAGACTACCGACAGGGTAGGACTAGCGTTCCTTGAGGAGACACCTGATCGTACTGCTCGTGGTCTTGTTGGACTACAGATCAACAAACCTATACACCTACCGGGCTGTGACTACTCACCATCTGAGGTAGACCAAGTGTTTGACAGCATGGATCTTGATGATCGTGTGGTACTGTGGGATACGTTTGGTTCCAACAAGATAGAGAACGTGTTGGCTAGGTTCCGTTACCAGATCAAGGTACTGGGTGTGCAGTACATAGTGCTGGATCACATATCAATACTGGTATCAGATCAGGAGAACGGTGATGAGCGTAAGGCTATTGACGAGATCATGACCAAGCTACGTATGTTCTGTCAAGAGATGCGTGTGGCTATGTTTATTGTGTCACACCTACGCAGACCTGAAGGTAAGGGACATGAGGACGGTGCGTACACTAGCCTTGGTCAGCTACGTGGTAGTGCCGCCATTGCCCAACTCAGTGACATCGTGCTAGGATTAGAACGTAATGCACAAGCAGAGGATCCTATGGTACGTAACACCACCAACGTGCGTGTACTGAAGAACAGGTTTAGCGGTATGACAGGGCCAGCTACTGCGCTGATGTACAACAAAGAAACAGGGAGGCTAACTGAGGTATTTGAATGAGGTGTATTGCTTGTGATAAGATAATGACAGACTACGAGCTAACCAAGAAGTTCAGCGGGAGTGGGGAGTTCGTTGATATGTGTAACGAGTGTAGTCGTTTCCTAGTTGAGGATGACTTGACTGCGGTAGGTAACATAGACTATGCTAGTCTTAGTGATCTAGAGGAGATACGAGATGTCGAAGATGGGACGTTGGATTATGACACAGGAACAGAACAAGGAGATGAGGGATGGTGGTAGTCAACTATCAGAAAGACAGAAACTTGATCTCGCCTACTACGAATACTGTGTTCTTAGACATAGAGGCAGACGGCCTGAACCCTACGAAAGTACACTGCGTGGTTACCAAGAGACCGAACGAAGCTCACTTGACCCACTTATCTAGGAGGAGTTTAGTCGATGAACTGGCGCGTGGTGGACAGGTTTGTGGGCATAATCTTATTGGGTATGATCTTCCTGTACTTAACAGGCTATGGTCTATACGCATTGCTCAAGACAGAGTTGTGGATACACTGGTTCTTTCTCGTCTCTTTCATCCCGATCTGGATGGTGGTCACAGCCTCGCTGCTTGGGGAAATAGACTTGGCTTCCCTAAAGGTGAGCATACAGATTGGACAGAGCTATCTGAAGAGATGGTGGCGTACTGTAAAAGAGATGTGGATGTCACTGAAAGATTACATGATGCGTTACTACAACAGATGAGACTGTTTGGTTTTACCAAGCACTGCGTGGATCTGGAACACAGTGTTGCGTTTATCTGTAAGGATCAGGAAGACAACGGGTTTGAGTTCGACAAGGATGGCGCTGTTGAACTGTATGAAGAACTGACTACCCGTATGCACAGGATAGAGCGTGACTTGCAACGTGTGTTCCCACCCATAGTAGAGGAGAGGATCAGTGATAAAACACAGAAGAGACTCAAGGACAAAGTTACGGTATTCAACGTCGGTAGTAGACAACAGATCGCAGAGCGTCTTGCTAGTAAGGGTGCAGTTTGGAAGGAACTCACTCCCGCAGGTAAACCGAAGGTGGATGAGAAAACGCTCAAGGAGCAGGCTCACATTCCAGAAGCAAAGATTATATTACGTTATCTTCTCTGCCAAAAACGAGCGTCACAGGTGGATTCGTGGATTAAGGCAGTTGAAGAAGACGGCAGAATACATGGGCGAGTACGTCACATTGGAGCGGTTACCGGAAGGATGGCGCACTCCAATCCGAACATGGCTCAAGTGCCTGCTGTAAGGGCTGAGTATGGTAAGGAATGTCGTAAGTTGTTTACTGTCCCTGATGGTCACGTACTTGTCGGTGCTGATGCTAGTGGCCTTGAGCTACGTATGCTGGCTCACTACATGGACGATGAGAAATACACCAACGAGATACTCACTGGTGATATACACACAGCTAACCAGAAGGCCGCAGGTCTGGACAACAGGGACGATGCCAAGACATTTATCTATGCGTTCTTGTACGGTGCAGGAGATGCAAAGATTGGTAGTATCGTAGGTGGTAGTGCTGCTCATGGTAAGAGGCTGAAGCAAGCGTTCCTAGAGAACACACCATCACTTGCTGACTTACGTAACGAGACTATGGCAGATGCCAAGACAGGATTCCTTACTGGTCTTGATGGTAGACGCATACGTGTACGATCAGAACACGCCGCACTGAACACACTGCTACAGGGCGCTGGCGCTGTGGTGATGAAGCAAGCCATCGTCATACTGTATGACCTACTGGAACGTGTTGACTTCAAGCTGGTCGCACAGGTACACGATGAGTGGCAGATAGAATGTAAACCAGAAGACGCAGACTTCATTGGTAAGTCTTGTGTTAATGCAATGGTATTCGCAGGCGAAGTCCTGCAACTGAACTGTCCGTTGGACGGAGAGTATAGGGTTGGTAATAGTTGGGCCGATACCCACTAGCACAATTCTATTTTATGTGGTATAATATTAGGGTAAGTTTAACTAGCAGGAGATATGCTATTATGTCTAATGAAGCACCCAACGTAATGATCAAGTGTGATTTGTTCTGGCCTAACCTGACTCACAAGAATGAGTTGGCTGGTAAGTTTACTGTTGATCTATGTAACCTTTCTGATGCTGCTGTTGTTGCGTTAGAAGATATGGGTCTTACTATTAACAACAAGGGGGATGAGCGTGGACAATTCATTACCTGCAAATCCAACAACAAGTACAGAGCCTTTAACCCAGACGGTACAGAGTTGCTCATCAAGGGCCGCACCCCACGAGATGAGATGGATGACCCAGAGTCAGGGGTTGTGGTGGGTAATGGTTCTAAAGCTAAGTGCCTTATCGGATACTACGATTGGGAATACCTCAAGAAGAAGGGTCGTAGTGCCACACTCAAGCGTCTTGTAATTGATGAGGTTGTTGAGTACGCACCAGAAGTAGAAGAGATGGAAGCTCTGTGATACTCATTGATGGTGATATGCTGGTGTATCGTGTGGGGTTTGCCTGTGACGAGGAGTCAGAAGACGTTGCAGTGCAGACCCTAGACAACTACCTGTCTGAGATGGTTGTAGATTTATCTGACCACTACACATCCAGCATCATCTACCTAACTGGTAAGGGCAACTTCAGGGACGAGGTTGCTGTTACCCTACCCTACAAAGGTAACCGTACTGAGAAACGTGTGCCTGTTCACAAGAAACTGCTCCGTGATTTCATGGTGTCAGAGTGGAACGCACAAGTAGTTAACGGCATGGAAGCTGATGATGCTATTGCTATCAAGGCTACTGAGCTAGATCACAACGCCATCATCTGTTCGTTGGACAAAGACTTCAGACAGATTCCTTGTCCTATGTATGACTACACCAAGAAAAAAGTAAACTCAAGTTTACCTGACGATGCTATGCGCTGGCTGTATAAGCAGGCATTGATGGGCGACCGTGTTGATAACATACCGGGCATACATGGTATCGGCCCTAAGAAAGCAGACAAGATCATTGATCCTTGTACTACTGAATGGGAGTGCTACAGCACTTGTCTTACTCACTACTGGGATAACGAGTTGGATGAAGACAGGTTATTAGAAAGTCTCAACCTGCTTTATCTGTTACGTTCACCTGACGATAGGTACACCAAACCAACGGAGATTTAAATGAGCAGACGAGATGAAATAGCAGAGCAGTGCGCTAATTTTCACAAAGAACATCCAGAAGTCTGGGATCTATTTGTGCAGTTCACCAATGAAATGATTGAAAGAGGATTTAACAATTACAGTTGCAAGGCAATCTTTGAGCGTATCCGCTGGGAGAAAGATGCGGGAGGTGACGGCACTACACAATTCAAACTGAACAACAATTACACCGCGCTGTAT